CTGTTGAGGCCGCGTTAATCTTGAATCCGCCTTGTTTGAGATCGACAGCCAAAGTTCCTGCGCCTGTAGTAAAGCCAACGCCTGTGCTAGTAGTTAGGGTCGCGAATACGGGATCTGCGCCTGTTGATCCTAAGAAGGCTTGTCCGTTCGTTCCAGCGGCAGATACGGCCATTGCGCTTGTACCTTCTCCGATTAAAACTCCGTGGGCTGTTGCTGTGGTAAGACCTGTTCCTCCACCTGGCACTGTCACTGGCACTGTAAAGCCTGGGATTGTTGCTGGTGCGATAAATACGTCTGTTAGTGTTCCTGCTGCCGCCTCTGCTGCTGTGGCCGCTCGCACGATTCCTGGTTTTGTTTGGGCTTCATTCGTATTTTTAATGTACTCGCCCGTGTATCCGATTGGTGGAAAATTTAGTGGCATGTGTGCTCTCCTTGTTTCAAATATTTACTTTACATATACGGTAAAAAAAATTGTTTATCTATTTAATTCGGCTTCTTCTTCAAGGCCTTTTACGAACTGTTTAGCCAGCTCAGTCATCTCTATATATATGGATGTTAGATCTTTACGTTTCTTCACTCCGTCTAGATCATCAGGGTGTTCATTTCGTATAGCCTCAATCTGTTTATAGAATTTAGCCATATCTTTTCGCATTTCTGACATGTCTACATAACCGCGCATCTTCTTATCGGCTTCTTCACTTCGTCCTTCATTCAGTAATTGATTAGCCGTATTTTTTTTGTTTTCCATCTTATCAACGAACTCATAGAATTTATTGACATATTCATTCCGCTTAGTTGGGCCTCTTCCCCACCACGTACCATAGAATATACTGTCTGCTGTCTGTCCATGAGGTCTTCTGTCTACCGCATTACCAGTAAAATATATTGCTTCATCTACTAGCCTGATTACATCTTTGCCTAATCCTCCCCCTGTCATTCCCACAAGGTGATCTATATATATTGGACTGATCTTAAACCACTTAGCTAGAACTTTGGCTGTCTCTGTAGTGCTGGATGTGGCCTGTAGCTCTGCGTCTATTCTCTTTTGCTTTTCGGGTATAACAGAGTGACGCGCTTCCATTAACTTGCTTGGATCGAACCCTTCTGAGCTTACGGCATTGGAGAAACTAAATATTGTGATTGGGCTAAACTCATACTCAAAAGAACGCATCAGTCCATCAAATGCTTTAGGATCTCTCTGTATCATGAACTCTGTTAGGTGCTCTGGTAAGGTTTGAAACAAGTAACCGTATTGCCACATCTTACGCATTTTAAACGGCTCTTCGGCAGGATCGTTGGTTTTGTAGTGGTAAACGTACATGTCCTTATCTTGCTGTGGTAATGCTTGATATCTAGGATCGTTTCTGTTCTTTAAGTATTCTGCAACTGTTGGTGCTGTTAGGTATATTGTGGCTGTGGCTACTGTACTTAAAAACATAGGATTGCGCGGATCTAAAGCTTTCACCATGCTCACGCCAGAGTTTACTATTGTGTTAACAAAGGGTAAAAATCCGTAGAAGAAGTTAAGTGTGTTGCTAGATCCCTTCCTGCCGTATGGATTTGACACCTCAAAAGCCTCAAATGCACCCTTAGCCATTGCCTCTTTGTTACTTAAGCCTTCACGCAAACTCTTCTGTACCGATCGCTCATACTCCAGCATTCTAGGCGCGTTTGAAAGTAGATCCGAATAGTACTTGAGAAACTGAAATCCCATGACGGCTGCATCTCTTACACCTTTTAACGAAGCTTTGAGTAACGGGTCTTTGGTCTTCTCGGCATAAACAAGATCCTGCGTCATAGAGTTTAGCATGTCTCTGTCCAGTCCGCGTAAAGACACCTGTGCAGCTCCAGACCTCATATACTCTTGGAATAATGGCCCTTTGTTAATAGTCTCTAAAAACATGCGAGGGTATTCATATAACAAACGTGAAGGTATCTCTAACAAAGGATTAAGGTTTCTGTGCTTGCTCTGTAAAGTAGAAACAATAAAGTCCATTAACCCTAGTCTTGTTGCTGTATCTGGCCTTAAGACTATCCCTGCTGAGAACGTGTTTTTCCATGCACCTAAAGCCTTCATTGCCATATTAGTCTGCTGTGGTGACAAACCTGCTACTGCTTCAACAATTTCTTTAGGTGCTTTTGCTTCCCATAGATTGCCTTCTTCCATCCAGCGCACTGTGCCTTTAGGTTGCGTATCATTTACTATCTCGGCTATAGCTCTTAAGTCGTCTAATGTATCTTCCTCTAAGTCCTCCATCATCTCTTCTAACTCTTCTGGCAATCTCTCCTTCGCTCTGCCAACTTGCTTCACTTCATAACCAGCTTTCTCAAGTCCTTTACCTACAGCCTTCATTGCTCTGTTTTTAGCCATAGCGTTTTCAAAGAAGATAGTATTTTTCACCATGCTCTCTAACGGCGACAATATCTTTAGGTCGGCATTACCTCTAGCTCTCTTTACTGGCTGTGCTACATGAAGACTATTTGCACCCAGCTTTGTCTTGTCTCCCTCTGCTTCCATTCCTAAACCAGCTCTTAACTCTTGGCCTACACTTAACTCTTCTGGCATAAGTCTGTATAAAGGAACGTGCGCCTTATACATCCCAAACATAGCTTCCATGCCTTTAGTCGATAACATGCCTTCTTTGTTCAGATTACGCATATTGTTACGGCCAAACTTGTAAAGGTCCTTAGCTATTGGTTCGTACTTGGCTTCGTTGTCTTTGATAAACTCTTTGGCATCTTCTGTGGGTAATGGATTTGCTTGGCCTAACTGCTGCCTCTCTAAACTGGCCTTGGCTCCTAAGTACTTATCTAACTCTGTCTTATCCAGCTTGTTCTTGCCTGTCAATGTCTTAAGTCTATCAGGGTTAAATATCTGCATAAACCCAGGCCCGTTAGCAAGCATCGTAGCAGCATCGTATTGGGCATATCTAAGGACTGACTCGGCTGTGGATCTGTAACCTCGGACTAATTCTGCCATCTCTCTAGGTCGCTGTAGAAATGACTCTGCACCCACACCTAACTGCTTGAGCGGAGCGAATCTGTTGTATAGCTTTTTCTCTAAAAAACTTGCTACTTTCTTAACTGACAGCTCACTTTTAGGCTTATGCGGCTCTGTCTGAAAACGCGACCCTACAACTTGTGAACTGGTCTTACCTTTGTCTTCGGGCTTGCGTTCTACAGTGATTGGCTTAGGCGGCTCTTTAGGCTTCTTGGGTTTGGGTGGCTCCTTAACGGATAGCTCTTTAGGCTTCGCTGTAACTTGCGCTTCTTCAGATATTGTGCTTACAGTCTTATTTTTACCTTCCACATCTTTTAATATCGGCTCTTCTGGCTTAGGCGTAACATCAATATCATGCTCTACACGCTTAAGGTCTTTCTCTAGCTCTCTTGCGCCGTCTACTAAGATCTCTACATCCTCAGCTCTTATATCTCGCGGCACTTTAATGTCTCGGCCAAACTTCTCTCTCACATATCCTTTAGTCGCATCCCACAGCTCACTTAATACCTTAGTCGCTGGTACGCCTTCTTTCTCTGCTATATTGTTAACGGCACGCCCGAAGTCATATGTAAGTACTCCACCTAAATGTAACGTCTGTAATATTGCGTCTACTGCTGCCCATTGTAGTCCGTTCTTTACTAAATCTTCTTGTGACGGCAATTCTCCAGTCTTTAGTAAGCTTTGTGTTGTCGTTGTGGCTTCTCCTGTTGCGGCTGCTTGAGTTAAACGGACTATAGACTCTAATACGCGCGGTGCTACTGTTGACGCTGCTGCACGGCCAATAGCTGGGATGAATGCGGCTTCTACTGCAAAGATCGTGGCCGCTTCTGTTGCCGCCTCTGCTGCTGACTCTGGACTTGGTGCTGGTGCTCCCGCAAAACCGCCGCTCTTCATTGCCAATACGTTAGCTTCGCCGAACTTGCCTTCACGGAAATATCTCTTTGCCCGATTCCAATATGTGTCTTCCTCTGCTTCTGCCTGGTCGCCTATTGTCTCGCCTGGTTGCGCTGGTCTTTCTTGCGCTTGGTCTAATGGAGCTGGCTGATCTAAAAAGTCGAGTTCATCTGCTTGCGGCGTTTCAAGGAAGTCTAACTGGTCTGTACTGTCAAGAAAGTCCAAGTCGTCATCCATTAGATCTCGAACTCCTTCCTTAGAGCTTTACGGACCTTTTCTCTGTCGCCTAACTGCTCGTATAATGCTGTGGCTTTGGCTCGGTGCTCAGGATTGGTGTTGTCGAATTTAGGCTTCTGCTCTTCAATTAACGGCACTTCGTCTTCTGGCTCTGCTTCTCCTTCAATCTCAAGTCTAAAGTTCCTCTGTCCTTTTTCAAACCTGCCTAAGTCTTTCTTTCTCATGCTCTCAATTTCTGCACGCTTCTGCTCTAAAGGCTTTTTCATTGACGGTAAAGCTGTCTCTTTAATCTCTTTGTCTAGTCTCTTAATCTCGTAATCATACACTTTAGATATAGCGTCTTTAGATAATCTGTCCTGTTGCCCCTGCTTTGTGTGTATGTCGAAAACTCTGCCGCCCTGTTTCTCATTAAGCCCAAATTCTCTTCCTGCTATATAGGATTCTAACGGCGATAAGTTCTTTCCCTTAATACTCTTTAGAAACTCAACCTCTTTCTTGTCTTGATCGCTAAGGCCATTTTGCTTCTGTTCTTTTAGCTGTAACTCTCTCTCTCTTTGCTCTATGTTTGCTTCGGCTGTCTCTCTCTTCAGATCTAACTCTTCTCGGCGTATTTCATTTGCTTCAGCGGCGAGACGTATTCTCTCAGCCTCATTCTCTAGTCTTGTCACTTCGTTTTGTTGGGTGACTGTGTTCTTTTCGCCTATCAGTTCATTTTTCTGCTTGACTATCTCTACCATCGCATTTTTGTATTCTTCGTTTATTCTATTTTGCTCATCTCTTATTTCTTTATCTGAGGCGTTCTTTGCTATTAATGTCTGCAGCTTTTGATTGTTTAGTTCGTGGTTAAGATTTGCTTTTTCTATGTCGAAGTCTAGTTTCTTTTCTTTAAGCCCGAAGTCTAGTTGCTTTAGCTGCAATTCTTGTTCTGCTTGCTTTAGTCTCGAATCTGCAATCTTAGCATTTGTTTCCGCCGTTGCCTTTCTTGTGTCTAGTTCTGCTATTTTGGCTTGATATGTGTTTTCGGATCTCTTCTCAGCAGACGCATACCCTTGAAGCTTAACACCATGCTCTTCACGCTTTAGTTCTGCATCAAGTTCAGCTTTACCTTTCTTTATAGCATTACCTTCTCTACGGATTGCATTGGCTTCGTCACCTTGGGCTAGCTTTGCATTGGCACTGTTCTCTTTAGATACTAAGGCTTTTTCTTTTAGCTCTAAGTCATGTGATTTGATAAGATTCTCAACGGCTTTCTGTTTAGACTTTGGATTGAAGGTATTTACGCCGCTTACTGCATTAAGGATATCTCTATAGCTAGCATTAGGAGGCAGTGACTCTACAGCCTTACGTATAGCTCTGTCGTCTGAACCCTGCATGTAACCTTCGCCTAAACCCTCGCCGAAGTTCTTGCCTGCTTGGTCTAAGTTGTTTATGTTTCTTACTGTAAATGACATGTTAACCTACTTGCGTTGCTGGGCCTGGTTTTGGTACTGAATCACCAGAGAATAAGTTAGAGACTCCTTTTCCTATGCCTTTTCCTGCTGCTCCTGATAATCCTTCAATAGCCGAGTTAAACAATCCCTTGCTTCCTTCTTTAACGTAGGACTGCTTTCCTTGTGCGTTATTTATTAGTCCAAGTCCGCTTAGTTGGTTCTGCTTTTGTTGCTGCTGTGCGCCATACATTAACTCTGCTAGCTTGGATTGCAGGTCTGTTGCCCCTTTTACCTGAGCGCGTTGTAGGCCTGAACTTTGCGCGGAGTTAGCTGATATGAACTTCTCTTGAATCTGCGGCAATATGTTTTCTTGGAAGTTCTTTAAGGCTGGATTGGCTACACCCTCTTGGAAGGCGTTCTCGTCAAACTCACCAAAGATATCGGCGAATGGTCCTGTGCCTTTAGTCAACCCCTCATTAATTAACTCCTGCAGCATCTTCTGTTCATCTGTTCTAAGGTCTTGTGTTTTGACCTTACTTTTCTTGCCAAATAAGTATTCTTTTAGTTTAGGCATTTTTCACCTTTGTATATTTTATTGTTACGTAATATGTGTAACCGTTCCAGTTTGTATTGCCAGCATTGATAACTATTTGCGTATTAGTGACATATAATCCGAGACTGTTTGCTAAGGTTCCAGGATCAAGATAAGGCAAGACAAGAGCTGCAGAAGATAAAGGAACTGTGTTAACGGCGACACCTTCTACGCTTACGAGCTGATTGATTGAAACGCCATGATTTGCTGTATTTGCGCCAGACCCACTTAAAACGCCCTGTACTGTGATTTCGTATATTTGTGTACCATCTATCCAAGTCTCTCCCGTTGCGCGTTCCTGTGACCAGTATGATATGTCGTCGATAGTGGCGTTGATTGCGTTGGCGGCGTTAGTGAACTGAGTCTGCAGCTGATAGATGAATTGCTTTTTTGATGCGTCGTTATCTTCTTGAAAACTCTGGAAACTGAAATTCGGCTGTACTTTTGTCATTAGCTGTAAATCCTTCCTGCAGGTTTGAAATATAAGACCATTGCATGAATTCTGACTGGCTGATCTAAAGTGTCTTCTGTAAAATCATTAATGTTCTGATAGATGCGTAATGTGTGTGATTTGCCAACTGCGCCTGTGTAGAGTCTTTTCCATACTTTACTTTGTCCATTCCCATTAAGGTTAAGTGTCTGCTCTGAGTAATAAGAATCAAAGTTAGCATCCATTAAGTCGTTATTATAGAACTGAACGCGGACATTTGTAGATGGACTATTGCTGACAAGAAAGTCTACCCAACCAAAGCGAGCTAACTGACCATCTTCTATAAATGGATTGAAGTTTTTGCTTATTATCTCTATCTGTACGGGATTAAGGTCGTCTAAGTCTACGTCGCCTAAAGTGTATGATTCGCCTAACTCAAAGACTTCGCCTGCAAATCCACCTGCGAGATCTATAAGCGCATTGTTATTCTGGCTAAAGGAGTTCCATGCGTAATCTGCGTCACCCCACAGATCGAAGTTATTTCCCCACACTATCTGGTCTATGATTCGCCCAAAGCCAAGGCAAGAGAAGGGAAATGTATAGATAGAATAAGTTTCGTCCTGATAGTTATATGCAAGAACAGCGTCACTTTTTTGTACTACATTTGTCTGTGTTTGATCTGACCCTTTATAGCATAACCATCCTTCTTTAAAGTCATCGAACCTTTCTCCATAGCATTGTATTATACTTGTCTCGTCTATAGTAATTATTGGAGCTTGATCGGCTATTCTATTATTAAGTGTGAAATCTGGTATGTTTTCGTCGATTCTAATAATATTTACGCCGTCAGAAGCTACGATGCCAGGTAGACCAATAGAAGTGAAATAAGAGTCGTAATTAATAGAGCTATAGGGCGCATCACACCTCCATAAAGAGTTCGTTTTGTCCCAGCGGAATGGAAGAAAGGCATCAGACGTATACCTAAAGACATATTCCGAGTTTATAAACCTGACGATAAGATCATAATTAATAATCGAGAAGGCTTTAATATATTCAGATGTGGGCGCAAGCGATCGTTCGTCGTTTGTCCAGAGCAAGGGGTTAAGAGCAGTTGACCAGAAGATTGCATTAAGTGCCGGTATTCCGAGTACGATAGGCGCGAGAAGAAGAAGTCGATCTCTGTGCATGACCAAATGAAGGCATATAGAGATATCATAAGGTGCAATTGTATTAGGCTTGCTAGTTAAGTTTGTGTTTAAATAAAGTAATTGACTTCCGTTGTAATACATTATTGGGTCTTTGTTGTTGGTGATAAAGGCATTCCCACCAAAATTATCCACAACAAAGAAATTAGATATAGAGCCAGTAAAGAAGTCGCCGAACACGCCTACAGAGGAATTGATTGTATTGCCGCTTGCTGGAGCTGTGGTAAAGGTAAGAGTCCATGCGCCTGTTGTGTAGTTAATGAATCCTGTTACTGGCATAGGTGAGCTATTAGTTGGATATGTGCCTGTTAATAGTCCTGCTCCATTGTCTGTTATTGTGGCGATCAAAGCAGCGGTACTTGCACTAGAGACATACATAGTGAAAACAACTTGCCCTGGCACTAAGTTAGTCGAGGCAAGAGTCCCAGTAAAGGTAGTAGCAGAACCGTTAAAAGCAGGGCTATGGCTGATTGTCTGCGCTTGAACTTGATGCGGAACTTCTGATATGCCGTAATTCTTTTGCTGCAGCACGGCCATACTGTTCATCAGCTCTACAATAACACCCATTCTATGTTGATCGAATATAAGAATGTTTTGTGTGCCAGAGATTCCGTAGTAGGGTTTAATTCCCATAATTGCTAACGGCGAGACTTCACTTGCTAATGTGTCATATTCTAAGATTACGGTGTTGTAGATGTTAGAGCCACCAGAAGGAAGCACGACAGGAGCATCAGTCCCAAAAATAACAGACACGGCAAAAGGAGTTGTATAGCTGACAGTGCCAGTTCCCCCATTTGAGCCAGTAAGAGTCCCAGTTCCATCATCTCTAAAGCTCTCCACAGTTGTTGCGCCAGAGTTTATTGTCGCCTGAATATAGAAGTTATTAGTAGAAGGAGCCGCGGCGAGATTGCCAGTAAAAGTCTTATTAGCTCCATCTATTGTCCCTGTTAATGCTACTTGTCTTCGATAGCTCATATAAGCAAAGACATTATAGCCAGGAATAGTCTCAACAACGCCTCTATAAAGGTGCGCGTTTTGCATTAACTGAAATCCATCTCTCGGCAGCAACCAAGGCTCTACCGCTTGATCGAAACCAGTGCGAAAATTAGAGATAGGGAATGGTTGATATGTCATTATGGCGTGTAGTATTGTATGACGTATTTATAGGTGCCGTTATATGTTCCACTTGTTGTCTCAGCCTGAAAGTTAAGTCCGCTTCCCTGCACAGATATGTTTGGATCGGAAACTGCCCCAATCGCAATAGCACCTGAACCTGTAACGAACTGACCCATAGCGCAAGCAACGGGCGCACCTGTAGTCTGAATGAGATAGTAAGTTCCCACCGAGTTAGCAGGAAGAGTTACCACAGTGGAAGGGGTCCCGTTAAGTGTTGCAGTCCCAGTAAGCAGAAATTGACTAATGGATGCCTGTGATAAGAAGTAGTGGCTTGTGCCGTCGTAAAACTTGGGCTTGCTGCTGGCTACGTAATAGACCCCTCCTGTTCCGCTGGGCAAAAAGCTGACTTCTGGACTTTGATTCGGCATAGAACATTGTACGTGTGTTCCCTCTGCCTGTGCGCCAAAGGGAGCGTTAGCATTGAAGATGTGCTCTACTTGCATGTCCGTTTGTATGAACTCAAAATTGTCTTGTACCTGCGGCTGTGAAGAGGCTATTGTCTGCGTTGCTTGCGGAGTATTATTTGTATAAGGCATGATCTCCTAGAATGTCGGGGTACTTCGTTGATATAGATATTCTTCGTATGTGTCGGCCATGCTAACGTCTTTATATCGCGTGTATTCCCGTTGCATAAGCTCGTCATATTGCTCTGTTTGGTTGTTCTCCCAGTAGATAGCCAAGCTCGCCCCATAAGCTATTAATGGTCCTAAGTCTGGTCTAAATGGCACGTCCGTTAAGTTCAGAAGAGGTAAAGGAATGTTTATACCTTCCATTTTTATCTGATAAACGGTATCTGGCACATTGCGAAGTGTAAAAACATTATTGTAATACAGGAACCCTTGAGGACGCGCAGGGATATAGGTCTGATAGCTAGATGTGATATTACTATTGGCTGCAGGCGGCGTATTCCATGTGATGTTTACGGAGCCAGTAAGATAATTAATAGTACCAGTAGCGTCGCCAGTAAAAGTGCCAATTGAGCTGGTTGAGGTGGTTCCTGTCGCAGTTTGTATTCCATCGGTGACATAATACGTTCCTTGTAAGATTGGAAAAGCCGAGGTGACAAAATTATAGTTAGTCGTAATTCCGTCGCCTGTCGCATTTACTTCCTTATTAATCTCAATCGGGTAGTCTTGGAAAAATAGGTCAGGACTGAGATACCAATCCATCTGCCAACCATCCGAATATACTACGGGGTTAACTGTCTGGAAATTCGCTGGTGGGGTGTACTCTGCTATATTAGGAATGGTAAGGAAATTATAATAAGTATAACCAAAGAAGATTTTAAGCTCCTTCGGTAATACAAATTGATAGTAATGGTTAATATGATCGACTATATCTTGATCCGATAGTTGTGAAGGGTCAGGCCGTCCAGTTGTACTTCTAACTAGCCCGATAATGTTTTCTAGATCCCAAGTTACGCCGACAAAATCCGCCATTATGCCCTCTCACATACAAAGTGTTGACGATAGCCAGCCTCATAAATCTCTGGGTTGCCATCTGCATTCTTTCTGTATTTGTGGATTGATTCTTTGCACTGCTCTAGGTTCTTAATGACTTCACGCGGCAATGTGTATCTATGTCCGTCGATAAGCTTGTAGACCTTGAATGGGTGCGTTTTGCTAGCGTAATGAAAGTCTAAGGGATAGCTCGGATCTCTTTGATTGCGAAAAACGATATCTTCAAATTCCACAACTTCTTTGACGACCACTATTTGATCCATCTGCAAGCCTTTTATTACTTCATGAATGGTTTCGTCTGCTGGTCCCGTCAGGTGAGTCTCTTGGAGTTTCTCAATCTGCTCTTTGGTCTTAGGCGCGACTTTCCTTGTGCGTTTTTTAATTGCTGTTACCATGTGTTCTCCATGTAAAGGCAAGGGGATCGGGACTCTTACGACAACCGCCTCCCCTATCATGTTTTTAATTACCAGCCAGTAGGCGTGCTAAGGAATGCTTCCCAGTAAAGAGAGTCATTGCTAGATCCAACCACACCTGTTCCCAGAGTGATTCCTTCATATCCAATGTCGTAAAAGTCTCCAGGAGGTAAACCAGGAGTAATGACTTGCCCTGTAGATGCGTTAAGCACTGGAGCAAGAGGGGGCGTAGAGATTCTGTTAGCGACACCACCAGATACATATGTCCCAAAAGCTGTCCCGTTAACAGGGTTGCCAAAGAGGTCATAGAGGGAGAACGCGTTAGTAGACTTGTTCGCCACAATGTATCGGTTTTGGTTAAGCTGGATCATTCCGACAACACCAGAGATAGTCACTGTGTCGCCGTTGTTAAATCCGTGTGCAGTAGCTGTGATAACGACGGGATTAGCCGCGGTTGCCCCAGAGATAACTGCCTGTTCAGCGACCCAATCTCCACCCAACATAACAGGAGTAAACCCGTTAGAAGTCAGAAGAGAGACTGTTGGTACGCCTGCTGTGTATGTGCTAATTAGTGCGTTGGCTGAGGGGACAACGTTATTAACCCATTCTGAGAAACCGACACCCGATTGAGCGGAGGTTTTTGTGTAGTTTAAGACCGTAAAACGATCTGGGACAAAGCCAAGGCTCAGCGAGAAAGCCGCAGCCGTGCTAATTACGCGTCCATTTCTATATTGTGACATGTAAACTCCTTATAGTCTTTGGGTTGCGAGTAGGCGAGTGATCCAGTTGTCGTTGAGGATACGTGTAGCGAATGGATACTTGTAACCTACTGAGCCTCTTTGGTTTAAGGGGTCAGATGTGCCGCTAGAACCTAATGGCTTAACGATAAATTCGGCCTCTTTACTTCCAAGCTTGACTACACCGTATGCTTCTTGTCCGAGTATAATGTTGTTCCATACAGGCGTTGAAGCTCCATTGTTGTATCCGTTAGTTGACAAAAGCCATCTCACGTTATTGGTAGAACCCCATTCAGCCTCAAGTGCATCCATTGGGTTCGGGTAGTTAGCAGCACTCAAGAAGTCAGCACATGCCTCTAAGTCGGCCTGTAGAGTCACATCCATAAAGCCCCAGTAGCTAGAACGCACTGGAGAGGTGGCGAACCTGTTCTCACCCATTATAGGCTTGGTCATTAATCGAGCATTGCCCAGACGTAGTGCTCTGACGGCAACTTTAATGTCTTGAGTTGTTATCTCTGTTGGTGTATTCCCGTTCACACCTGCACTACAAGAGATAGAACTTGCTGTTGCCACCATCATATTTCTGATTAAAGTGTCAATTGTCAATCCTAGCTGTAGTGAGAGCACCCTTGTGGCCTCATTAAGCACTCTATCCTGTACTGTGAACTGAACTTGGTCTGTAATAGTGACAAAGTTTCCGTACCAGCGAATTTGAGTGGAGAAGTCTGTAACGGCCAAGGTATCGCCTGGAGGGGTTGTTCCATCGGTAATAGGCACTGTGGCTGCGCTGAGAGTGGCATAACGACGGAAAATCATCTGGTCACCACTGTTCAGAGGGATTGTTCGCTTTTGGGCAAACATGTCGTAAATGTAATAAGGTCTCGCTAGAGTAAGCAAGAGCCTGTCGAAGTATGTTCTCACTTCGGGAGGGACTTGTGAGGTCGTTGTAATTGGCATATCTACCTGTTAGGGTTTAGATACCTGCCATGTTCTTCATCGCCATCTTCATAAAGTCGTCGTCAGACATGCTAGCGTAATAATCTGCTGCACTAAGGTTTGCTTGTCCGCCTACAGTGCTTGGAGATCCAGGCTTCTGTGAGTTGGCTAAGGCTCTTTGTGCGTTAGGGTTCATTGCTGGCTGTTGAGGCTGCGCTTGTCCACCTGCGTTTAACTTAGCTAGTAGGTATGCCGCTTCATAAGGGTTGCTAGAGCGATCAATCATTTCGGCAAATATCGGATTGGTGCTTGTTAATTCGGGTACGTGCTTAGTGACCATGTCTTTCCAGTCGGAGTATTGAGACCGTACTTGCATTGCAGCGAGTTGGTCTGCCATCTCTGCTCTGAGTTTTTTGTTCTCTTCGCGTAGATCTAATACGGCTTCTTTAACGGCCTTTCCTTTCGCCCAATCTTCTGAGTCGATGTCGGATAAGGGGTCGTGCTTTGGAGGCTCTGGTGGCTTGGCTAATTGCGTCTGCTCGGCCTTTCCTCTCCAATACTCTCGTTCTTGGATTGCTTTGCTTACTTCGTCACGTAACGCTTTAAAATTAAGTTCCTGCGAAGAAACTGGTTGTGGGTCGGCGAATTCCCTTACGGCCTGTGTTTGATTCTCGGCGACAGAATCGAGTCTTACGCCCTGGTGCTGCTGACTTGGCCTGGCTAGTTCGGGGAAAAGCTCTAGCGAAGTTGCAGAGAGGTCTAAATCGTTATTATCCATTGTTTCCTTTGTGACTCGGCGACAGTCATTGTTTGCGCCCGTTAAAAAAAATTCTTGTCACTTTGAGCAAAAATTTTTTAGGAAGAGGGTTACGCTTTGTACACGCACCCCGTACCGTTTCTACACATGGCAGATCGGCTATTACGCAAGAAGTATTGATCCTGACTTCTGTGCGGTTTGTGCAAGCTCTGGGCATAAGTCCTTACTCTTCTCTGACAACCTAACGCCGTCGAGAGGAATGTCGTAAGGGAGACTCAGCTTGCTATCTAGTGTCATTTGCTTAGTTCTCTGACTGACATGCCAGACTAAGATTCCAGGTATAGGTACTTGCGGCCGTGACCAGACTACTTCCCAACCGTTTACAAAGGCATTCTTGCGTTGTTGGTGGGCTTTGGATGCGAACATGATCCAGAAGTCTTTACCTACGTGCTCATAGAGGTTAGCTATGCGGAGTGCGTCTTGTACACAGTCTGCCGCCATAGGTTCTCTCGTCTCGCCCATTTCCTGTGACATAGATTAAGCCCAGTTATAGTCTAGGAATTGACTCTTAGCCTTACGGATAGATTCTTCGGCTCCGCGCTTTCCGCACATTCCATAAGCCTCATCCATAGCTTCGTTTTTCATCATCATCACTCCGTTCCAGTCATTAGCTACTGATTCTGGAGTTGTCTTGCTCTGTTCGGTCTGAAATCCACCACGTTGATTGTCGTGCTCCATTGACTCGAATCCGCTTTCTCCCATTTCTCTCATTATTTCTTTCCTTTTTTTGTCATTAGTTTCCTCTTAATGCTGTTAGGCGTATGAGCACCTTCCGTTTTCTTGAGGGCACTTCTTGCTTTCTCTAGTGCATTTTTGTCGTCCTTAGCCGCTCGCATACTTGACCGTGGGGAGGAGGACGTTTTGGTTTTGGGTCGGGTTTTCATAAGTTGCTTTCCCTGGTATAATGCCTTGTTGCCTCATGGACTCGTCGATCTGTCTCTTCTCTGCTGCGATGGCTTGCTGTAATTCTGTGAGTGATTTGGCTTTTTTCGGTGTACGCGTAGAGGTCGTATTGCGGCCTTCGATCTGATCCTTGGCCCATGTCCCTGGTAGCGGATGAAACTTCCTCTTGTCTAATGCACCTTGTCCAGGCTGAGGTTGCAAAAAAGCGTTCGGATCTCCGTCTTGTTTCGTCATTAGTTGTGTCCATTCTCATATATGTAGGTGTCCATGTGTCTTTTCTTCTCATCGGCTAACATGGCTTGTAGGTCGCTCATAGGCTCTTGTCGTATAGTATTCTGCTTGTTCAATTGGGGCGAACCATGCTGCATAACGCGCCGCTTGTCCTTTCTGGGTATTTGCGTATCGAGAAAGGGTTGAAAGCTCATTATCGCCCTCCATCATTAGTCGCATTTCCCACATGTAGGCTTCGGCTCTCGTCATTGTTCCGCGAGACCTGTTCCAATACGCCACTAATTATCAACTCTAGGCTCATGTTTAGTGCGTTCCATTGGGGGGATTCGTGGGTCTTTAGCGGCTTTAAATCGGCTTCTCTCGGCCATAACTTCATATTCTTGATATTCGCGCGAGTGTGGCTGCATACCTTTTACATCAAGCTCCTGGCAGTAACTCATTTCCATAACTCCTAACGGGTCCATCTATTCTCCAACTTTGGTAGGTTTTTTCACGGCTGGCTGCTCTACAACCGTCTCAGCCGCCTTAAATCTTTGTTCTTCTTCAATGCCTTTAATGATGTCCAGGATTCGAGCAGCGTTATTAATGTCCATCTCTTGAAACTCTTTTCCTGCTCTGACAATATCCAAAACACTTCTGGCTCGTTCTTCCTGTGCCGCAGCAAGTCGTTCTTCACTAAGCGCAGCGTCGTACTTGATCCTTGATAGTCTTTCTTCTCCCAGTGCCACGTCTCCATATGCCTTCGCCTCCAGTAGCTTGTTGACCATTTGCTTGTCTTCGAGTTCCTGTTGCTCCTGTGCCTTCTGTGCTTCTGCGTCGGCGGCAATCTTCTGCATGAACTTCTTCTGAATCGGGAAAGGCGACAACTCCCACAGCATCTCGTCTGGTACTGCTGCCCCACCCAGTTTCATCGTCCAAGCTTGTAAGAACGCCCATTGTTTTTGCGTGTCTGTCATTACAGCTTCGACCACATCTACGTCGTAATCCAAGAAAGTCATGTTACGTAGTTCTGGTGTGGGTTCTTCTTTGATAATTCTTTCCACCTTCTCTGGGGTGTACTTCTGAATCATCTTTAAGACCTTCTTGGTGAGTAAGTATTGGCTCTCACGCAAGTTGTCGAAAATTCCGCCTAAGCCCATCATTCCCATCGCCTGCTTCATCTGGAATAACACCGAACTCATGCGGTCAGTGTCATCTTGTTGCAGGTTAGAGATATCCACCGTGTCAGTCATGTCTTTGTCAAATTGCTCTTGCATCACAAAGAGAGATTCAGGTATAGTTGGTGGATCAATACGTTCTGCGTCCGTTAGTTCGAACCCAGGATTGAAATAAATAACTTTGCCTTGTCCCGTCTGGAATAGCGACTTAGGGTTTGAAACGGCCCCTGATTTAGCCTTCCAGCCAGAGCCAATTTGAGAGTCAACAATGTCTAAGAGTTTGGACTTACGCTTGTTATACTCCTCTTGCGGATCTCTGAGAATACGGACTAAGCCCTGTATCTTCCACTGAAACAGGTCGTAGGAGCTATCAAACACTGTGAAGAATGGGACAAATGGGTATTCGCCTATTCCCCAGGGATCTTCGCCGCTGTAAAGTAACCTATTTTCTACAATCACATTATATTCTACGGTCTTGTAGTAGCCCTCGATAACGGCGACATTCGGGAACATGCGCTTATACATATCTAATCGGCGCGCATCTCCTTTCCACGGTCTCTGTTCACCAGTTACCAGGTCGAGTAAAATCTGGCCTTTAACGTATCTCTGTTTCCAGTATTCGTTATAGGCGAGCAATTCTTGAAGCCCCCATTGACGTGCGTAAGGTTCATAAGTAAATTTTTCGTCGCGGTTGCCATAGCCCATACTGTCAATTTCGCGCTCATTACCAGGCACAAGTGATTTAATCTGGTCTTTGCTCAGATACTTACGCCTAGCCATAAAGGTGCAGTCTTCAAGGTCTGCGCGCGTAGTGAAGGGGTCAAAAATTACATCATTCCAGTTGTCTAAGTGAAAGTCGATTTTTCCATTCACATAATCTTTTCTATAATCTATCCACGGCGAAAGCCACGAAAGTCCGCTCACAAGACTCCCATGAAACGCTTTAGAAATTAATCTATACCCATTAGGCTGCATTACATGGCGTAGAAGCTCCGTTAATTGGTTGGCTGTGTCTTCTGAACTTCCCTCGAATGGAACGACTATACTTGCGTTTGCGTGCGCCTTCTGGTATCCGCTGACCATGTTGATGATCTTGCGTACTTTGTTATAGGTAAACGCATTACGCCGCTCTTGGTCCAGGTATCTAAGCTGTTCTAAACTCCACTGGTTGCCAAGGTAGAATCCCACATCCCTATAAGCCTCTGCATAATAAGTGTTTAAAAGCATGTAGGCGCGTTCGTAATCTTGCGTAAAATCCGAAACAATGTCGTAATCCGTTGGCACTCAATACCCTGTGTTGTATACTTAAAATTTTACTTTACACAACAAAGCATGAGAATGTAAACACTTTTTTTAAAATATTTTGTTACATTGAATTTTTTTTTAACTTAGGGTAGGGTGATGTATATAAATAAAAACGGCCCACCTCGAAGAAGTGAGCCGATAGACATAATAAGTAAGTTAGAACCTGATCGCGTCCCCAAACATAGTCAGAGTCCTAGAACAACGTATCCGCCATAATCCACAGGCAGGCATTCCGTCTATGTACTACCTGTGATTATGCACTACGCGTAGTATTTAAATCAAGACGGCATAATAATTTTAACACAGGTCCTCATATGCACCACTCCTTTGACGTAAATCATGCTGCTATCTACGGCGTTCACGAAGCAATCCTAATACACCACTTTCAACATTGGATATCTGTAAACAAAAGACTAAAGCGCAACCTGCATGACGGACGAACTTGGTCTTATCAAACATTAGATGAAATCGCGGCACACTTTCCATATCTAAGCAAGTCCACAATCTTTGAAATTCTGGAAAGGCTTTGTTTAGGCAAGGGGCGTAGAAGCAAAAAGACAGAGTTGGATTTTGAGCCTGTGTTGATTAAAGGGAACTATAACAAGACACCTTTTGATCGGACTACCTGGTATGCTTTCGCTAATGAAGAAATGTTTATTGTGTTGGCGCAAGCCAAATTGGATGAAAGCCCAAGCCAAATTCCAAATGAGCAAGAGCCAACACCTATACCAGATACAATACCAGATGATAAACCATATACTAAAACAACAACAGACGCTGCGCTCGCTGTTCCGCTGCGCTCGGCTGTTGCTGCTTCATTTCATTCAGAGGATTTAGAACAGAAATTCAAAGAGGAGGTTTATCGGAAGCTAGAGCAAATTCCAGGGCTTCCACCAAGTCAAGTTAGATACCATAAGAAAAACAGCACTGATTTAGCAAAACTGGCTAATGCAATAGACTATGTTACCACACCTGGTCGCAAATTCACAGATGGCCTTCCTGCTGCGCTAACTTGGGCCTACTCGAACAATATCACCCCTAAGACCCCAAAGCCCGTCAAAACCGAAGAAAACCGCCTTAAATCAAAAAAGCTGCAAAACGACAGAGAAAGCCGCGGACTACATGATTTTATTGCAGGAAAAGACGGCATTGAAGTAATCTCCTCAACAGGCGCAAATTGTATTTTTGTTGCCTATGACGATAACGAATTCAATGAAAAAGCCACCAACGCCATAAAAAAATATAAGTTGAAACCATGAGCTTACAACAACAAATTGACATGCATGTTTTGAACACTCGTGAGGCTAAAGCATTTCAACACTGCTGCTGCGCTACCCATCATGGAAGTTTTAACATAGATAGAAAAAGCTTTATAGTGGAAGTTTATGGGTTTTATGACGAAGAATTAGATGAGGCTGCTAGTAGATTTAGTTTTTATGAATGGGACTTAACAGAATCCAGGGAAAACGACATAAGACCCATATTTAAGACTAAGGCTGAATGCTATGCTTTTGCTAAGCTTGCCAACCCCATCGCGCTTTCATGTTGTCATAATCGTTGTCACTCACCCCAGAATCAGGCCGAAAGTCATTCTCCGTTATCGCCATCATCCGAAAAGCATCCGCCCCGTGAGACGACCAATCATGAAAAGGCTTCTCCCCGTAAACCCGAAATTTCTCATTGTAAGTCTTCCTATAGCCTTCGAGACATTTCACACCGTGTTCACATGCTTTCTTGTCAAACCAGCAGCGAGGAAGTGTCATGCGTACAGCTTCTATCCCTGATTCGAGACTTAACTTTGGTGCTACGCGAAAGGATATCCCAAGGCGGCGAGCTGTTTCCAGACGAGACTTGCCCGTTGTCAACTCCCTGGCTGATATGTCATGCGGAGCCACGTGCAAATCATAAACGCATCCTGTTTCTCGACGATAATCATCCAGGACGCGTATATAGTGAGCTAGTCCTTCTCCTGAATTCTCATAGTAGTTTACCAGGTGGATCTCTTTGTGAACAAATTGTGCCCACCATATAGCTGTAGAGTCTCCTATGCCTAAATCCCAATAAGTTCTGACGGGCACAGCAGGATCATAAGGAACGTGAGTGATATGTCCCTTTCTTGCCAATTCTTCCATTTGTCGTCCATAGTAAGCTCCCTCTTGTCCCCTGTTAAAGTTGCAATAAAACTCCTGCTGAATAAGATCTTCGGGCATCCCTTTTCGCCGCTCCGTTTCTATATCCGCTGGGGTCATCACAATTTTCGTGTCCTCAACAGTCAGAACCTCACAAAACCAGTCATCAGGATTATTTTTTGCGATCTGATACAAGTCCCATCCATGATTTTTGCCCCTCGGAGTAAAGATAAACGCGCACCATCCCTTATTCGCCGCAAGTATTGGCTTTATAAACTCGTAGGCCATTGGGTCCATCAAGCTCCATTCGCTAAACACTACACCTCTTGGATTCGTACCCATAATGTTATCATAATTTTCTGCGCCGACCAACTGGATAAGGCTCTGACCCTTCGCCCCATTAATCCATACCTTCATTTCAGTGTTGTTCACATTACCATCAATGATCGCTTTTGGTATGTAGTCCAACATCCGTTTACCGTCGTTAATCATGCCGTCCCAAATAACTCGTTTTGCTTGTGCGAAGGTGGGCAGGAAGTAGTAGTAAATCCCAGGCTCTAGGAATGCTCGCTTAATCATATAGTTCCACATAGTCGTGTCTTTGCCACCACGCCGATGGACAACCCAGCATATATTCTTCTTGCCAGAGTCTAGCGCGTTTAAAACATTTATTTGATAGGGGCGAGGCGAATAGCCGTAAGGGAGTGTGATGTTAGCCAAAATAATCCTATGTCTGTGTGTATATCCTTAGACTAGAATTAAAGAAATTATTTGACTACTCTTTTTTTGAATCTTTGAGTTTTGGGGGATCTTCTGTTACGTCGAACTCTAGCTTTTTAATCAGCTCACGACTTAACTCTAGGTGGTCTCTAAAGAAAAGTGCCAAAATAAAGATTATCTTGGCACTGTTCATGCTTTGCAGCTTTTTGTCTACTATGCGTCTATTATATTCGGTAAGAAACTTTATCTCGTCGGCAATATCTAACACTTCCTCTACGGTCTTATTTAGCTCTGCCGCATCTGTAAAACAATGGGCAAGCTTGACTAGGTTGTTAGTGTTTACCTTGAGATATCGCTTCATTTATTTACCAAAGATTGAAGTAAAATGACTTATGACATCCATTACAACTAACATCTTTTCCTCTTCCGATTTATCGACGTACATATTTAACATGTCTTCTAAAATATCGTAGAATTCCCCGACTTTCTTTTGCATATTACACTCTCTCAATCAACTGTTTAACGGACTGTGCGATTACTGGGTCTTCATCACGCCAGAACACAACGGCAGCTCTAGGGCCATCCATTGACCAGCCGATAGAAGGATTAAACCGAGCTTGGCGATATCGGCGTTGCAGGCCATAATTACCATTGCTATCACGCTCTTCTGTCAGTACCAATACGCACACTTCTCTATCTGTCGAAGGGAGTCCGTCTTTTGGGTCCATCCATGTGTTAAGCGCGCCATCTTCTTCAACGGCTTTATCTTCATCGCTTTTCATCCATCTTTCAATAAACTTAATCATTTTTCTCTCCTTGTAAGTCGCTTTCTCTTGTACTCATTTTACTCCAATTTTAACCACAAGACAGAATTGAACTGACGACTTCTGCTTGGAAGGCAGTGGTTTTACCGCTAAACTATTGTGGCATGTGTGTGTTACTAGATTTTAACGAGTCCTCGCACCACACTCTCGTACGGGTTAAGGGATACCGTAAACCTTAGAGCTATTACGCGTTAACAGCCGCCCTATGGAACTGTTTCTCGTGCAGTTTACCCACCCTACTGCCAAGTTGTACTCCTTGATGGAATTGAACCACCGATAGGTACGATAGGGAGGACGTTTTATCTCTCCAATTGCCAGGTATTCTTGTGTTATTTCCTGGGCGATCCACTATCTGGTTGCCTCGCACTTGGGCTTCTATCATTGTGACGATGGGGAATTGAACCCTAATCTATGGAACCACAATCCATTGCTTTACCGTTAAGCTATCGTCACCATATTAAATAAATCTTCCGATCGCCTCTCTTATAAGTTCAGAAGTTCCAGAATCTTTTTTTCCTTCGCACCTTTTATTTAACGACATTTTCTTTAGCGCATAATAAAGTTCAGGCGCAAGAGTTATTGTAAGCTTTAAAAATTCTTCTCTGTCTCCTCTAGGTGGATTAGCTAACTTTCCTACACATCTTTTACAATAAGTCGAAAGTTTGCAATCTGTAGAAGCATTTGCATAAAACTCAATTTCCTGTCTTTCAATTTCGCAATAAGGACATAATCTCATTTAACTCACCATTTCCATACTACTTTTAGGCATAATCTTCTCTGGGTCTATGTTGTAAATCTCTTCTTCTAGCCTTCCGCCAGTATCGAAGCCTTTACGCACATATTTGCCAAGGAAGTCTACCTGTCCCTTTCTTTCCACACGCCAAACCATACCCTCAGCAGGCAGTCTAGCGTCGTAATACCCATATACTCCAAGCTCTTTTTCCGCCTTCTCTATACTGCATGGGCCGCCTCTGTGTAGTAAAGGAGCTGCCTCTATTCCATGTTTATCACACAACATGCAAAATTCGCTATAACAAATTCTTTTATTGTCATTGTCGAAGATATCAAACGCGACGAATGGGCTACGGTGCGCGATGTCATAAGAGATCGAGTGAATTTGAAGCAGCCATTCCCCTACAACACGCCAGCCTTCTGGTAGCCAATCAAACAGCCAATAGTTCCCATAAGCCCATCTATTGAAGTATCTATGCTGTTTGCGCCTTGCATATGCCGCCGTATAGCCTGCTCGGATTATTGGGATAATCTGGCCTTCTTTCATCAATACGCCGACACAAGAGCCGTCGAGTTTCTCCTGCACTATGATTTCGTCGTGCTTATCCCTGGCTTTTTCGGTGAGAATCTTGACTTGTCCGCCTGTCATTACGTGATCACCTGGTCCTGTCTTGCTGCCTGGTAAGTGACCTATTGAACCGTAGCATTTACCCAAGATCGGTTTTGTCGCCATTTGCCCTCGTCATGTTTAAGTTTCTAACCCATTGACTATCTATCTCTAACCACTGTCCAGTCTTCTTGTTAACGCTACTGCACCATGTATTCTCAGGATTGACCCATGACAGCCTTTCGTTGTCGTCTGTGATCTTCTTCCATCCCTTCATCTCAAAAGCCGCTCTATAGGTCTCCATTTGGTCTTCTGTGAGTACGCCGCCAAACTTAATGCCTAGAGTGCCCCTTTTGTACTTATGCAGTAATCGGATGCTCTCTTCTTCCCAGTCTTCGCCGTTGTCTCTCTCTCTGTAGCTCCAGTTATTGCCGCCCCCTTGAAGGACATTGTACTCGTAGCTTCGGTTCATTCTCTTCCTCGATTCGCTTAATTTTCAGTTTCCATTGATAAGCCTCCTCGATTAATGCCGTTCTCTCCTTTATCGTGACCTCTCTAAACTCTACCTCAGCATATTCGTATTGAGGCTGTACTGTTATCTCGTTCATTTCCGTCTCAGCTTTGGATCGTCTTCGCATAGCCATCTGTAGTCCGATATGTCGTATGAATTCCTCATCTTACGGTATGCGTTTCCATCTGGTATGTCGTCTTCTTTGCGTATGTCTTGATTGAAATTCTGCTTAAAAAACTTCTTGGCCTTACCTTGCTGTGTGGCGTAAGGCTTTCTGTACGATCTACTCATTTGAAATCCAAGTTAATTACCTTCATGTGTTTGGAATAGCTCTCATTTCTTATTACAATGCCTTCTGCTGGCTTTCCATTGCTATAGTTGAGTCTACCTAGGCTTTCGATGTCAACGCCTTGTAGGGTGTCTAAACGCTTAATGAAAGGAGCCATAGGGAAATTAATTTTTTCGCATAGCTCTGTCAATTCAGTATATGTCATGTACCTGCGCTCTGTAATATTGTAGCCTCCAAAGCAAAAAGCTGAGACTTCCGTTAGCCCCATCGGATTCTTTTGGATACCTGGCCCACAAGTCTCCCATTGCAAAGCTGTCCCTTCTGGTAAATTTGCGGCTAAGTCGTGCTTTATAGCCATAGCCCAATATCCGTTTGATTTGCTGTGTTGAAGTTCTAGGTTTCGCGAACATATCCTTAACTCTCCGTCTAATTTGAATGCCGTTGTTGAGCTGCCGTCGCACTTTAGCGTAATGATTGCAGGCTCGTTCCATGCTTCTATCACATCGCCGCTTCTCTGCCAATTAGGTTCGTCTGTCTTAGGAATGAATGGAGGGAAGTTTCCAGCCGCGTATCCAGCTAGGTTTCCAGGGATGGGCTTTTCAAACTTGGTAACGCCATAATAGTGTGAAACGTCGTCGCCTATCTCGCCATGTGACTGCTGTGGCAAGATGACTACTTCGGATGGTGAGCCTTTGAATCGACGCATCTTTACAATGAATCGGGTGGACTCTAGGAACGCAAACTCGCTATGTAGATTTTCGGGAATTAGCGCATCAGGAAGGAACACATCGCACATTGTCCCTATGTCGAATTCTGCTTTGCGTACGACTCCTCTCCACTTGCCACCTTGCCCACAGACTACAGTAGCACAGCAAATGAGATCCGCACCCTCAATCTTATCTAAACTAATAACTCTACCAACAAATACCATCCCAGCCATGACTCACCCCATGTTGTCAAAAGGCTAGATATATCAATTAAAGTTTTTAGTGTAAAGTCTTGTGTGTTGTAAAGCAGTTTTACATTACGATGGTTATTGGTGGGTTTACTGGGTTGTAGTCTTCGTCCATGTGCGCAGCGTTGTAAACAGATAATTTATATTTTCTATTAGTGCATTTCCCGTTTACGTGATTAGAGATTGACTCTCGAGAGATATTTAGGATGTTTGAAGCCTGCTCAATGGAATTAAATATATGTTGTTGTCCAGTACTTCTACATGTAGCTTGAATCATTTTTGAGGACTTGTTGCACGAGTAGCGTCTATGGATAATATCTTGTTGATCCTCTTGATAGAAAAAAACATGCCCTTTATGAGAAAGTCTTTTTTTCTTACACACAGCAACAACTTTTGATGGAATAAATCCAGCTTCTTGCGTTTGCCATATATGTTCAAAATCAAGTCTTTGGTTGGTTTCCAGATTAATGGCATAAATGGGACAACGTCTAGATTGGCCACCTCCCGTATTTCCGCCTTTACCTCCCTTGGCTGTATTCACAAGTTGCGTTCCATAATAGTCTATCCAAAACATTTCTCGTTCATTCAGTTGATCCCATAAACAAGTTTCCAAAACTACGAATGCTGGGTATTTCCCTGATACCAGAAGCCCATTTATCCAATCAGATTTGGGTGTTTTTAGTTTCAGTTGATTCGGATGAAAGTGTGATGTGTATCTTCCTATTCCATTAGTGCTTTGTCCTATGTATTTCACTTCTAGCGTGTCTGGATTAAGGAGGGCATAAATAAGGAATCTAGGCAATTGCATCGAACGTATCCTTCTTTGGGCCTATAATCTTCGTCTAAAATTGAGGCGTTTACAAAAACTGTATCACCTTTCTTGATATAACTCAACCCACTTCCATGAATGTGACCAAATACATGCAGCTTTAAGTCTTGCAGTTGCTCTAATCTGGACGCTAATTCTTCACAGCCGCATCTATGTGTTCTGCGCGGACTAACCGTATCTAGCGTACCAAAAGGAGGCCCATGTGTGATAAGTATGTCTGTGTCTTCTGGTATGAGTGCCCATTTCTTAGCGATATCTTGCCTATTAAGCATGAAGTGCCAGTCGTAAAAGATCGGTGTCCAAGGCGCGCCCCAGATCTTATAGCCCTCAAACTCACAAGCTGAATCACATAGATACTCGAAGTCATAGCCACCCATCCCAACAAGTTCCTTAGCCGCTTCTTTCGGATTGACCCCTGTAAAGAACCCGTCGTGATTGCCACCTATAACTACCTTTTTCCTGTATTGCTGTCTTGCTAACCATATAAAAAACTGCGCGTATTGGTCTAATCTATCGCACGCCGTTAAGTCCCCAGCCACAATAAGCAGATCACCACCGTACAACACAGGATAAGCCCCATGCAAATCAGAAACGCAATCAATCTTTATCGCCATTGGTCTTAATCCATTCGTTATAGTGTGCAAAGTTGTTTCTTAGGGCATTAGCGACCAATTGAACAAATTCCTCTTGATATTGTTGTGGAATATTACCCTGAACAATACCAAAGAGTGAGCCAACCAGTATATTTAAAGCTAAACTATCCGCACTTGTGCCTAATTCATCACTTCTGCCGCTTAATGTCTTTGTTAGAGCACCAAGTATGCCATTTATTGCCTTTTGAACTAAATCATGCGCCTTGTCATTGAGTTTTTCTGTCCCTGACTCGGCATCTAGTATTACTTCCATGTTCCTAATCCTTATATGGGTCTCTTTCTCGCGCATCGGCCATACATACCCCTATCGGCACTAACCAATGCAGCACTTTTATACTATTTCCATGCGCTTTTAACACATCGGGCAGTCGTTTGTAGCAGTAAGGTGATTCGTCAAGTCCACCACCTCGCACTTCGACTCCTGCTCGCTGCATCCAAGCCTCATGTTCATCTCTTTTAACACGCCCTTCTTTAACAACTCGTCCATTCTTTGTCTTTCCAACGGCGGCTGTGCGACCCATGACACGGCCTGCTCCATGCACCGTAGAGTAGAAGACATCGTTAGGCCATTTGTCTCGCTCGGCCCCTTCAATAATGACAGATACTTCTCCCATAGAGCTTCCAACAAACCCCTTTTGACCAGGAAATGCAGGAGTTGATCCCTTTCGGACGACCCATAAATCTTGATCCTGACCATTGGAATCTTTGTGTCTTTCATTCCAGGCAAAATTGTGATGGTTGTGAACTTCTTCCAAAATATCGGCCCTGAGTATTTGTGCAACTCTTTCACATACCCAGCTCCGTCCTGCATAAGCGTATCTACCAGCCAATTCCATGCACATAAGATATTGCTGTCCGAGGTCTGAATTGACATCAAATAACACTGGTTTTGCATTAATTCCATCTACGCCTCCTCCTGCTTTGATGAACTCACTCGCAATAGTATACCCCAAACCTCTACTCCCAAAATGAACGCCAATCCAGACGTTGTCCCTCTCGTCCACAAACAAGTCAACATAATGATTACCGCTGCCGACTGTGCCAAGCTGTGAACGCGCCTTGTCCTTGAGTAAAGCCAGAAAAGGCAAAATGTCCCACACAGGATCGTCGAAAAGCTCATGTTCTACCCTTTCATTATTCTTTCTGCCAATGCCAAAAGATATGTGTTTTTGTATTTCGTTCATGGTTCTGTAGATGTCTTTTCGGACTTCGGTGGCATCTGCATTGACTCGTACAGCCTCATTTCCACACGCAATGTCAAAGCCCACGCCATTAACATTAATTTTATCCCTGTACGCAACAACACCGCCAACGGGTACAGAATAACCAAAATGAGCATCGCCGCAAAGCACCGCACCATATACATCATCATCCTCACATATCCTTCTCATTTGATCTAAACATTCAGGCTCGTGATCGTCTCCAAAAATGGTAATCTTGCCTTCTCTACGCATCTTAATCCCTTGTGTTAATAATCTTGCTCATCGCATCAAATACCTGTTTCTGTGCAGAATAAGGATGTGGAGTTTTCTTAATCTGTCCTGCAACCGTCGCACTGAGGACCGCAATACACACCCTTTGACTTATTTTGCTATCAACGATAAACTTAGTCAGCTTAGGCTCGAAATCAGCGCACTGTAGAGCAAACTTAATCTCTTCTGCGTTATCAATTCCTTCGTCGCTAGCCTCTTCAAGCAGATCGTATAACTTGGCTAATAAGCTCTCTGCTGTGTGTCCTTCTGGCTCTCTCAATCTTACCTTGTTGAATTCGTACATATTTTTCCTTTTGAATATAGTTTAGTTGCAACATATCTATCTAGTTCTTTTTTTCATGATCTTACACTTCGGCGGAAAAGGTATCAACTCCTCGCCGCATCTCCATACAGCCTTAATCACATCTGCCGTATAGGTCTTACCATCAAACTCATTATACCACAAATCCTTATCCCAAACATAAATCGGTGGCCGCTTAGACTTCCAGGTCATTATCGTATTCACATGGCACTCTACCGCTGCATCGTTCTTCTCTTCCCCATTTAACCACGCCTCCGCTTTGAGTAGACTGTCCCCTCGCTGCGCTGGCTGTTTTTGCTTTCGCTGCTGTTGGTTTTTCTCCGATTCCATTCTTACTCCAGTTATAGTAGCCATAGATGTGGAAGCAAAGTGACACCAAACAGCCACCAGTTTGCACCCATAAGTCCATGCCCCAGTTCCTTGCCATCCAGTACACTAGACAGACGGCCCACATAACGAAGCAGATCCTTTTACCCTTAACATTCATCCATCTGCCAAGTTTCCCCAGCACTATAAATACTAAGTCGCTAAGCTCGCCCATTACACCCTACTCTTAACTGTAATCTTAAAAACGGCCTATGATATGGAGACGGATATTTTGACTCTGTTAAGCTCCAGTCGTCCATCATCTCTTGCGTAAAGACTGGCTGGCCTTCACATACTCTTTGTAAGGAATCCGTATCAAGATTTCTTACATAATTCCGCATCCTCTCTAAAGCCCAGTATATTGCGCGCCTTTTCTTTCCGAGATCGCACTTACAATCCATACAATGTTCGCCGCATACATCACACTCGCCGCTCATTATTCACCTCTATCAGGAGTAATGACTAAGTTGTCCTTTAGAAACATGTACTCAACAAAACCCATATCTTTGTAATGTTTAGTTACTTGGAAGTACTTGCAAATATATATAGTACACCCAAAAAATATACACAAGAAAATAATAACCACATATATGCTCCTTTCTATCATGCTACCCTCCGAAATCCATGCTTAACAGTCTTATACACTCTCACTTCGTCGTCATCGCCTATAGTGAACACGCCTCTTTTGTCATTGTTGCCTTCAAAGTATAAGCGGTCTAACACACTCTTCGCCGTCTCATTCAACTCCTCTTCACCGACCTTTGCAAGATTCTCCAGGTACTCCGTTATCTTTATCGTCGCCTTTCGTCGCCCAGGGAAAAAAGCATAAGCCTCCATTGTCTGGCCTGCCATGCTTTTTGTCATGTTAATCACCCCTCAACTTGGACAACTCTGCTCTAGATCCTTGTAAAAGATCTTCTACACGACTCTTTATCTGGTCAAAGTAAAAACGCTCTAAACCTAAATCGGGAAACATCTTAGCCGCATCTTTTTGGGCATCGTATTTTTCCTGCTGTATAAATTTATAATTCTCTTCTTCCTTAACTTTTAGATCTTGCATCCTATCCACAAGACTCTTTATTTCTTTTATCTTACGAATCAGATTTTCCATACGCACCTCCAATGTAAAATCCCAACCTAACAAAATAAAGTGTATATAGCAAACTAAAATCTTTACTTGACTTAAACCACACAACTGTAGTATAATAGCTCCCCCATATGCGTAGACATAGCTATCCTTTCCTCTTTCTAAGTCTCGGTACACCTCGATCGCTTCGCTGTGAACTCAAGCCGTGTTCATAACTTTGCAAATATCTCGTCGATAACTCCCCTTCGCCTTCAGGATCGTTCATAAAGCGTAACTTGTCTCACCCTTATGAACGATCTATAAACATCTTGCCTTTACTCTATACGGCTCGCAAACCTCGCCGTCAACACTTGTCTGACCGCCTACACAAACATTCCCACAACACCTGAAGAAGAAGAAGAGTTATATATATCTTTCTTCTTACTCAGTTTGTGTGAAAGGCAAGTCGCCCATTACGTAAGTCTCGGTGCAACCTCGAGTGCTGACGAAGATTGTCTCTCCATGCTCTGACCCTTCGGCTGCGCTCCATTCCTTTACGCTTTATATCGCGCTTTTTAAGATCTGTCAAGAAAAAAATTTAATCTTAACACAATCTTAATAATTCTACACACAGGGCAGAAAAAAGAATTCACAAAAGCATCATACCTTTGTGAATCTTAAAAAAAAGTCCGTAAATACACAAAATTCACTTAGGGCAACGATTTCCAAAAAGTCCGTAAACTGGAAAAATTTTCAGGGTGCTCCTGACATATACGGCATCATCTCCTATAGGGGGCAAGGGGGTCTTGTGGCTGACAACTTTCAACTTTAATCTTTATGTTAACTAAACTCTTTATTATATGCTTATTGCGTCACATAACTTAATGATATGTGATACTATTGCCTATGCTAGTGTGTCGACATGTCTGCATAGCTAACGACTGAGACTGTGACAGCTTGTTTATGATCTATCTCTTGCTTTGAGCGTTCAGACCAGTTATATCTATTAGCCATGTTATAGAACCACGTCCTTGAGTTGCCTAAATTCTTGCCGTTCGACTGTGCATGCCCTAGCCTTTCCCACATATCTTGCCCCTCATTACATGCCATTTCTATTTCCAGCAAGTCGAAATCGTCCGGGTACTTTTTGATATACTCTTTTAGTACGCTGCTAGCAACAATACCCAAACTTTCAAAGCTAAAGCCTTCTCTAAGATGCTGTAAGAGTTTTTTGTGAATCCAGCGTCTGAATTGTTCATCATCTTTTAGTGCTATACATTTCTCTTTGTGTGTGTAGTCTTCATATTTTTTCATATCGTAACCCCTTTATTGTTAGGTGTTTATATCTTTCTTATAGCAGTATTAGCAATTAAAGTAAAGATTAGGTGTTGCAAGTAATGTGGTATTGTCGTATAGTAGTATGCATGACGAAACAGTAGCGACTAAATAGCTACTCAAACAATGGTAAGAACTAAAACCATAAGGGAAAATATGAAGGTTAAGGATATGCAAGGGGAAAACTTTGCGCTAGTACAAAATCAAAGTGAAGTCGAAGCGTTCAATTTAGAGTATAACGAAGATTTTAGTTACTATTATATTGAATTTGTGGACGATTGTGCGGATAAGCTTTTCGGGGCGGATTCTTGCTTGCTTCGTGATAACGTTTACTTGGTAGCGGATTTATAGAATTGTGGCGGAATTTTTAGAGAAAAACCCTTTAACAGATAGTAACGTTGAATAACAAACCGCCCTAGTCTTAACGGCTAGGGCATTTTAAAGAGGAAATATGAGATGAAAAAAATAATCAATGGCAAGCTGTACAATACAGAGACAGCGACTTATCTAGGGACGCGCAGAAACGGGAAATTAATGGGCGATTTTTCACGATTGGAGGAAGATATATACCGAAAAGACAGTGGAGAGTTCTTTTTGCATGGAAATGGGGGCGGACTTACTTTGTATAACGGGGGCGAAGATTGCTTACCTTTAACAGACAATGAAGCGCGCGAGTGGATAGAGCGTCATTTAACTGCCGACAAATACATAGAAATTTTCGGAGAGGTGCAAGAATGACAGCATACGCAAAATGTCGAGATTATGAGCGGGGCGAAAGCTTTCCGTATAAAAATTTCATGTATTTAGATGATGATATGTGCCTATTTCACGCTTGCGACGAAACATTATATGAGTGTTGGATGCCTGCCGAAATAGAGGACGATGAGTTTAATTTAG